CCATTGGGGAACTTCACCGCTATACAGTAGAGCAATCACTTGACGAAGAGATTTAGCCCAACCTTCCTTACTGTCTTTGACGACGACAGTGGTCTCACTCTCGAACAACTCTGGTACTTCTGGCAACTTAGTTACGAACTGTCGCTCGACACTAAAGCCGACACCAGTACCGCACAAGAGGATGAACATAGCCTCATCGAAGGACTTAGGGTCATCTACGGGTAGGTATGAACAGTTGTAACCTGCTACGTTGTCCCGCTCTAGGGCTGGGCCAGCCGTCATCATAGCTCTCATAGAGGGCATGATCTCTAGGTTAAGGATAGCCTCCTCAATCTCTGTCTCTACAGACTGGTCCACCTTAGTGTGTACTAAGCGGCTGATGTAACGGCTGACAGTCTCAGACCAGCTTTCACGGCGACCCTCTTCCTCTAGCCACCGCGCATAACGCGATGTGTGGATGAAGGATTGGTAGTCAGTGGGTAATAGGTTGTTTGTCATCCCCGACCTCGTTGTGTTTTATCTTCTTCCAACCAAACCAAACGGTCAATGTCTGCCCGTGTTAAGCCGATGTCTTTTAGTTCTCGGTCAGTAAGTGTATTCAACTTCTTAATAGCCTTACGATGCTCACGCCACGTAGCTAGGTAATTCACATAACGCCAGAACCATGTCATATTAGGTTTCTTCATTTGATTAAGTCCTTCAGGTTAATTTTAGGTGCGTTGGGGTTCTTGATGATCTTCCCATCTTCCCTGCGTTGGATAGTACCGTCGTCTTGAATGACACGGTTAAGATTGTTGTCGTGTACCCTAACCAAAGCCTCTTGGATGTCCCACCCCTTAGCGTTAGCATAACCGTAGACCACGTAGAGAAGGTCCGCCAACTCTTTCAGTTCATTCAACTCGTCGTTCTGTAGGTAGGACGCCTTCCACTCAGCGACCTCCTCTTGAATAAGGGCTGCGTACAAAGGTGGTGTGGGTATCTGACCAGTAGTCTTAGCAAACTCTTTCACCATCTCAACGGGGTCAACAGCCTCGGGGTCTTCCCAGTACCCCATCTGTGTCAGGTCCTCTGCTGTAATCATTCCTCTAGTTCCTTCCATGTCTCGTACTCTACGTCGAGGAAGAAGTAGTCCTCAAACGTGATTAAACCTTCGTCAACCAAAAGACGGATGACGGCCTCTTCGGGTATTTCGTTCTGTTCTAGGATAAGTGTCAAGCCATAGTTCTCAACCAAGGCTGCGATTTTACTGCAATAGTCAAACATTTTCAAGCCTTAGTTTAGGAAATACATACGGTCGAGGGAGAAGGGTGTGGGGTATTCTGATCGTTCTGTCTTAGTCATGAAGGCGTAAGCCTCGTTGAAGGTCTCAAAGGGTAACTCATCCTCGTAAACCTCCCCTTCATACTCAACTAAACACACGAGAGACCAGTGATCTAGGAACTCGTACGGACCGTCTATGACTTGATGCACCTTTAACATTTCCTTTTCTCCTTGATCCATTCCAGAGGGATCGTTTCTTTGCTATACATAAACCCGTGTTTGTCACACCAGTCTGCGTAGGAAGTCTTCGAACCCTTCCGTATCTTGGCCCTAGGATTACTGAAAACGAACCTAATGTCAAGGTCTGGGTGTTGCTTTTTTACTAGAAGATGTTTCTTTCTGTCGGCTGATGTAAACCTACCCTTAGTCTCTATGAAGATACCGTTGGGAAGCCTGAAGTCAGGTGTGTAGTGACGGGTCTCTTCCACTAGGTAAGGTAGTCTGGTCTTCTCGTACTCAAACTTAACCTTACGTTGCCTTAGAAGTTGTGCTGTTCGACGCTCTAAGCCTGATCTGAAACGCATTGAGGCGGCTCCCATAGTTCACCCTCTGTCCGACGTAACCAGAGAAGACGGGCGTTCTCTATAACACGGGCCTCATCCCCGCCGTAAGCCTGAAGGACAGCCACATACAAGTCTTCTTCTGTCACTAAACCGTCAAGAAGTTTCTCAGCTTTCTTTGGGCCGATACCATACAGACCTACGATGTTATCTGACCTATCTCCTGTCAGGATTTGAGTGTAGAAAAACTTAGTGCCTTCCTCCTCCGAGACTTCCTTAATCTCAGACTTGGTTGGATTGAAGTGACGACAGGGAAGTTGTAACATATCCTTGTCCACTGACACGACAATTGCATCTGGTCCGTACTCTGTCGAAGCTATGCCTAGAAGGTCGTCAGCCTCCTCATCCTCAGAAACGATAGCGTCCCAGTTATCTATCATGTGTTGACGGATGTCAGCTAGGTGTTCAGGTTTCTCTACACCCTTACGGTTCCCTTTATACTCGTGGCTTACAGCAACATCATACCGGAAGTTACCCTTGCCTGTTAGGTACACTTGGTAACCCTCGCCGCCCATGTAGTTCTCCACCTCCCAGACAGCTTGGTCCAAGAGATCGTCAACCTTATCAAGAGCGTCATCCAGTTCGTCACCCTGACAAGAGAAAGCTGCACGATAGGCGAAAGGGTCTCCGTCTATGAGAATCTGGGACATGCCGCTGTTGTTTGCAGATGTTTCATCCGTCATCTCGGTAACCTTCCTCTGGAATAGACGTCTTAAGAATTACTAAAATGATTGCCCATAAAAATGCTAGAAACGCAGCACCCGTAACGACGGTTGAGACTACAAGCACGGCATTATAGAGCCAGACCCACCCGAAAATATAACAAGGTGCAAGACCTACTATAGCGAATAGAACAAGGCACAAAACAAGGATTTTCATAGCCTTTACCTCAAGAGATGTCATATTGCTCATCACCATTCCCTTTGCTCTGTCTGTGAAAGGACAGCTTGGAGTTTATCAAGTTCCTTGATTGCTTCTAGGCAGCGGATACGATACATAGCGTTGCCGCGAAAATCTTGCGCGAAGCCCCCAAAAAGAATTTCTGCAATACACACTGCTTTTGCAAACCGAGCATTAGCCTCTTCGAGTTGACCCGCCTGTTTCACCAAGTCTGCTTCCAGACCGTCGATGATCTTTTCAAAGTCCTCATCAGTCATTAGCCTCTCCAATCTGTAAAGGTTTAACCTTCCTTACCCTTAACATCTTCGATCAGGAACTCCAAGTAGTGTTTGGCTTTCTCTAAATCTGTCAGACCCCCTCTGTACTTCCATCGTGTAATGTACTTAATGACATTACCTTCGCAAAAGTCTAGCTCATTAGCTAGGATGAAATCAATAGGTTGTACACCCTGTGATTGGTAGTGGTCTCCACCCACCTGATACTCTTTAGCTTTCATTGCGCTCTCCTGTATCTTGTTGCTTGTTCGATCAATCATTTATTCATCCTCTTGTACTCACTGAGAGCCTTTCGAGCTTCAATTGCTTGCTGCTTATAGCTTTCCGCTTTGGTCTGATACTCCCGCATCTGACTGGCTTGCTTTTCGACCTTCTTATAAAGGTCACTAGTGTATACGCTACGAGCTTTCACCGTCTCAATAGGGTATAATAGACCCGCTCTAAAAGACTTGTGTCTTCGTTTGCCTATGGGCGCTCTCAACACCCACAGAGCTACCATTTGCCCAAACCAAAATCGTCTTTGGTTCCTGAACAGATTGAATCGTGGCACATCAAGAGCGTCTAGGTATATGGAGACACGGGCGGGAATCGAACCCGATGATAATGGTTTTGCAAACCACCTATGGACCCAGCCATTCCCCGTGTCATATGTCTTTCCTAGTTCAGCCTCTACCTTATACAGATTATCTTCAGCCATCAAGCGTTTTCCTCAAAGATTCCCAACTAACAGGGAAAAGTTTACTCATCAGGTCACTGATCGTATCAGCAACCACACGGCTTTCGTATTGTGTATCAGGTTTGCACCGAAGGTTACACATATCAGCGAAAGCGTCAAGAGAGCCGGACCAGTACCATTCGGTCATGGTAGACTGGGGAAGAACCATACGTGCTTGTTCTGGAGCTACGCCTTGTTTAAGTAAATCCTTGTATGCGAGAAGACACGCCCAATTAGCGTCGCCCCAGTCACCTACATCGACAACACCATCACTCCCTTGCTTCTTGTCAGCCGACCGACCACGCCATTCGGTAGGTACATAAAACTCAGGTTCATCATCTACATAGCGGCGACTAATCTCATTCCAACGTAGGAACTTATGCTTGACTAACTGCCTAGCTACAAAGATGGGAGCCTTGACATGGAATGATGCGAAGGCATGACCAAAGGGTGACGTGTGTTTGTGTTTAGCTAAGTACTTAACCAGCTTAGTATCCTTGTCGGACAAGAGGTTAGGTCCACCTACACGTCCTTCGTAGTGTGACTTCTTGCCGAAAGAAACACGAGCGGAATTCACGACAGTCAAATCCCCTCCCATGTGGTCAATGTAGTTTACTTCGATCATCTGTTTACCTTTGGTTTAAAAGGACTGGGCCACTACAGCCCAGCCAAGTTGCTCAGGGAAGACTTAAGCGGCTTCGTCGTCGATACCATCATCACGCTCAGGGACAGGTACATAGTCGATGATCTTCACACGCAGTAGACTTGTACGTGCCGATGGTTTCCCGTCCCGTCCCTTGAAGGTTGAGATCAGGTTAGTTACCTCGGCTATACTACCGTTACCGATACGTCCGTGGACATCTGTATCCCAGACCTGCCCCTCTGCGTCGAAGACTTTAGGTGCGCCACCTGCGGGGGCTACCACCTGTCCCTGACCATTACGGACAACGTGTTTACGTTCGTATTTGATAACCAACTCACCGTCAAGCAGACGCTTTTGGTTAGGACGTTTCATTGTCCCTGCCGATTTAAGTTTTTCGTACTCATCTTTGCTCAGGACTTGGTTAACTGTGTAACCACCCTCACACTCAACGTACTTTCCTTCATAACCTTCCATGTCTCGGTCGTGTTCGAAGAGATGAGGCCATTCGATAGGTCCCGTCGTTGTTACTTCCTTGTAAGCCATGTATTTCTCCTTAGCTAGTAGGTTTGTTCTGTGTGCTTAACACACCTTGAGATGTTTGTCAATGGGTGTCCCGCCAGTTTTTACCTACGTCTGTCGATCCAGCAAGAGGACACATCATAGCAAACTTAACACCTGTGTCAACAATTGATTGACGTTGGATACCACCTAATTCTTCTGCTTCCTCTTTGGACCCTTTCACTTCCGTCTGCCATTCATCGTGAGGCCACGTAACAAGTTTAAAGTCAAACTGTTTTGCCTTGGCCTTCCGTACCCAGTCAATCGCCGCGTGTTTCATAATGACGGACTCACCATTCTGTAACATCCCTGCCAAGGTCTTGTGTTCTGAGGGGACGTTAACCTTCCGGCCATCCAACCCTCGGAACCAACCACGTCGGGCTACGTCAGGGATCATAACCTTCTTCAACTTAGCCAAGCCGTCAATCGAATGCAGGAAGTTATCAACAGCCTGTGCCGCCTCCCGTTGATTGACCTTAAGTATCTGTCCGATCTTAGCGTTACCTGCGCCTAGAAGGAAGGCGTAGATGAAAGTCTTAGCCATGTCACGGGTGATGTGAGACATACCCAGAGCCTTACGGTTCAGGTTGTGGATGTCAGTCTCATCCTCTTTCTTACCTGACACAATCGCGTGGACGTACTCTTCAGAGTTCATCAGGTGAGCCAGCACACGTAGCTGGATACCCTCTGCGTCAGTACCCACCAACCATGACCCATCAGGCACACACCACAAGGCTCGGAAGTCTCCGTCGTACTCTGCCTTCACCGCCTCGACTGGTGAGGTAGGTTCACCGTGGAAGGCTGAAGGGATGTTCGCTTGGTTAGGCGCTCGGTGTGCCATTCGTCCAGTCCATGCACCGATATGCATGAACCTGCCGTGGATACGTTTGTCATCACCCACGTGGTCTAGCCACTCCACCAAGGAAGAACGTCGGCCTTCAAGTGTTAGCCACTCGGCAAGGTTCTTACCACCAGCGGGGGCATCGTCGGGTAGGGTATTAAGGTTGGTCTCGCTGAGTGTCCACCCGTACCGTGCAAACTTCTTACCTCGTTCATCCATTAGACAACCCTCTTATAATAGTTGCTGACTGTGCTTGCGTACCACTTCCCGCCTTGTCTTGTTGGGAAACCTTTTTCATTTAAGTAGCCTGCTATTTTTTGGTAACTGTAGCCTGCTTCCTTTAAATCTTCAATGACGGGCTTGATTTTACGACAAAACTCATCTGTCTGTTCTGCCATAGCTTTGTGTTTGGCATCCTGTTCAGGCCGCATTCCACCGAATACCTGACCCCTAGCCTTTGCTGCTACCATCCCTAGTCTAGTCAATTTACTGTGGTCTAACATTTTTCTACCATGAATTTTACCATGACAAGACTCACAACATTCTACAATATTTGTTGGGTGGTCTACTCCACCCATTACTCTAGGTAAGATATGATGTTTATGTGTAACAACCACACAACAATGACAACAACCACACAACTTATCTCCTCTTGTAACACTGTCTTGCATATTCTAGTCCTTCTTGAATTGTCTTCTTGATTTCTTCATCGACGGTAGCATTTTTAGATAGGTTGTCAACAGCGGGTATTACCTGTAGATTACCTGACCAGTGAGGACCACCGTCAGAGATAGGCCACATATGGTCTACGTGGTGTACCACACCTGTAGTTTCTGTCAATAGCTTAGACATTCTGTAAGCGAACACCCTGCGTTCCTTATCCACAGGACACTTACGTAGGAATTTAGGTGTGTTCTTTCTTTTGTTTGCTCTCCTTTTAGCACTACG